ACCAGGGACAATTAGTTTACCCCTACCATCAGTGATAGTAGTAGTTTCATAGTGATGAGTTTGAGATAATTCTTCTGGTGTATATTTTCTATAAAGATAATTGGTAAATTCAGAGTCTGACAGTGGCCATTCAGTTCTTACATTGATGATGTTGTTGGAAATAAGAACTAACCAATCAAATGATGGAGTCCCATAAATTTTTTCTGATACTTGTTCTGGTCTTTCCTCACCAGTAATTTTGTATTTTGTAAATGCAGTTACATTTTTAAAGAAGTCATCACGAATTTTTGCTCTTCTAAAAAAGTTCTTGACCTTTACATAGTCAAAAGAAGAGTTTCTAGTTGGTTGTTGAGACTGGTATAGTAAGTCTGATACTTCTCTGAAATATGTCATTAGTAACCTCTATCTAAACCTTCTCTAAGATCTGCATTTGTACCAGCAGATCTTCCAGTTGCTCCAGGAGTTCTGGATATAGGTATATCCCCTGGAAGTGGTCTTCCTTCTGCTGCTGCTTGTCTTCTTGCATTTTCTGGACTTCTTGGATTGGAATCAGTTCTAGTTTCTTGAGCAGGCTTCAAGTCAAAACTTTGGAATATGTTTTCTGGACCAACTTCTGATTTGTCTCCATCATATTCATCATTAAAGATTGGAGTTAGTTCAGTAAATCCTAATTGCATATTGACTGAAACTGGTTGTGATCCAGTTGCAGAATCATTAAATGCTGCATAGAATCCATCTGGAGTATAGTTTATATTACAAGAAACTAAAGCACATGTTTTAATTTTTCCAATGCTTCCAATTTCATTGTTGCCAGATTGAAATTTAATTCTAAAAACATTGGGAGTTCCTAAGAATATAGATGTTTCTCTTTCTTTAGATCTTCTTGGTGCCATTCCTTTTTTAAAAAACTTAAGAATGCTTCTAATATTTCTTGCTTCTTCTGCACTTCTTGGTGACATTTTAAATGTAAATCCAAATTGTCTAAGTTTGGGTCCTTGGAATAGTAGTTCTAGGTTTGGATTGACTGCTGCTCCAGTTGCTCTTGTAATATATGCTTCAGGGTTTACTTGGATTCCTCCAAATTTTAATACTGATGCTGCAGCATTTACTGTTAAAAATTGTGTCAATCTTGTAGATACTGCACTATTTCCAAGAGCAGATTTTATAGCATCAAGATCTCCTATAGTTGCAGCAACCCTTCCAGATGCAATTTGTTGAACTTTTGGAATTGCTGCTCCCATTAAAGCAGCAGTAATGGAAGATAAACTATCTTCTCCCCATCCAGTTTGATTTGCTTCTGACAGGTCATTTGGAATAGGAAGAACTACACTCCCTATTAATTTTTGTTTGGTTGCTTGTTCATTAAATTGAGATTCTCTATTTCCTAAAGAATTTTCTGTTAATGCTCCTGCTAAATTGCCAGGGACATACTCTAATTGACTGATTACAATTTTATCTTGTCCACTAGTTCCTATGTTTTGTGGGTAATATAAAAATGCTTTGATTTTATTAAATGATGTAGATTCAAAATTATCTAGAACGTTTTCTAATGCTTGAAATTCATCTAAATTATATGTTGTACTAATTCCTGAAGCAGGGTTGTTTGCGCCCGAATCTGCTCCTCCTTGCGCTCCTGCTTCTTGTGGGGGTGGTTGAGATGGAATTGTATTTTGTGTTCTTGTAGTTAAAACTCCTGCAATTTTTTGTTTAGAGAAATTAATGAAATCTTGTATTTTTTCAACGCTAGCGTTCCCTGCCAACCAATCTGCATATTGTTGTAAATTAGCAAATTGTCTTCCAGTCTTTCCTTCTCTATATCCAACTCTTCCTTGAGGGTCTATTTTATATTGAACAGTATTGGTGCTATCTGAAAATGTAAATAAGGTTTCCCAACCTTCTGGATTTGAAGGAGTTACTGTGGTTAATTTTGGATTAACTCTGGTTCCACGATTATCTATGGTTCTATTAGTTAAAGACCATACAGGATTAGACATCTTATCTACCCCACACTCGCTGAGATTGAACTGGTATTTCTACCCCACCCAAGTCCCTTACAAATTCTTCTACTGGTAGTAGACACATGGTTTGCCATTCTTGCTGTGCTAAAACTAAGTAAGGACTTCTGACCTCTGATAATAAGTATTTATGTGCTCCTTTGGTAAACCTTGGGATTCTATCTTCTGCCAAAGACATAGCAATTCCCATTCTTTCTTCTGGTGAATAGTAATGTAAGTTCACTGCAAAGAATGATCTGGAATCCTTTTCCAAAACAAAAGACAAGGGATACTTGTCATAGAATGGTAACTCTTGACGCCACTTTGCTTTGTATTGATAGAACATTAGGTTGTATAGTCTTGGAAATGTTGTGGTTATATTTCTATCTCTTTCCCCCTCATCTCCTATTTCATCAGATCTTTCATCAGTGATGATGTTTCTTGGTAATTTTTGTGCAAGTTGTTCTCTATACCAATCTCTACTTTGACTTTTTCCTCTAGTCTTTTCCTGAATTTCTTCGAAGATTGTTTTATATGCCAAGATTATCCTCCGTTAATATTTGAAAGGACCACTTTCTATCTTCACAAAATTCTTCTGCTGCTTTCCACTTTGCTTGATTCTTGGCAAATTCTTTCATTTCAACTAATTGTTTTTGAGTAACTCTTTTACCAATCTTTGGACCATTGACTTGTCTTTTAGGCTTAACTTCAACCAAACTTTCTTTGACAACACCTTTGGTATCTTTATATTTTATATAAAAATCTGGAAAATATTTATGAACTCTATTATCTAATGGGGACACATATGGAATCCAAATTTCTTCACTTGCCCACTTTAAAATATTCTCATTTAGATCACACCAAACCATAAACTTTCTTTCCCATAGTGATCTGTAAATAATATTATTTGAATCACCAATATACTTTTTGGGATTTGAAGGTTTGTAGATTCCCTTATAGCTCATACATATAATATAGGCACTTAACGTATTTAGATGGCTCTAACCACCCCATATAAAAATTTATGGTTTAGTACTGATGAGTTAGTTAGAAAGTTTAAACCATCTTTATCTAATACTTTTGATGTTTATATCAAGGATAGTTTTGGTAAAGTATCAAACACAGATATTAATTTTCTGGCATATGATGCAGTTCTTCCTGGGTCATCATATGAATTAGGTCAAGTCTTTGGTGATAGGCAAGGTAGAACAGAGCAATATCCTACTAAAAGAGTCTATCCTCAGGTGGATGTAAGTTTTTATATTGATGCTGATTATAAAGTTCTTCAATTTTTTGAACAATGGATGGCAGCAATTTCACCAAACACTGGAAGTCCTGGAACATCATATACAAAGTTTCAATACTCAGATAAGTATGAAAGAGAGATAGTCATTACAAAATTTGAAAGATTGTTTAGAGAACCAAATCAAAGATTAGTTGAGAATGGTGTGTATGGTCCTCCAAAAACTTATGTTGAATATACATTAAGGAATGCATATCCGACTAATCTTATATCAGTTCCTGTTTCTTATGAGGGATCAAACATACTTAGAACTACCGTGACATTTAATTATGATGTTTATAATTTTAAAAGAGTTAATGATGCTATTGGAACTGATGAAAATGGTGGTGGAACAGTTAGGGCTCCTGGATCTGATCCTGCACCAACTCAACCCAATGCAGTTCCACCAGCAGGAACTTCTCAACCAAACACTAAGAAATCAACAGTAAATCAAACAGTAGCAGAACTTAGAGAAATAAGATTGAGAACACAAAATAGAATTAGAGAACAGGGTGGTGTTCCAGTAACTCCTGAATTGCAAGGACCTCCTGCTCCTTTTTGAGGACTAAATAATCATACTGAAATCTATAGGATATTATGCCATTACCTACAGTTGCAACTCCAACCTATGAGTTGATTTTACCTTCAAATAAAAAAGCAGTTAAGTATAGACCTTTTCTAGTTAAGGAAGAGAAAGTTTTAATCCTTGCTATGGAAAGTGGAGATAGTAAAGAGATCACAAATGCAGTTAAAACTGTGCTAAGAGACTGCATTCTTACAAGAGGAGTTAAGATTGATTCTCTTCCAAGTTTTGATATTGAATATTTGTTTCTGAATATCAGAGCTAAATCTGTTGGGGAATCAGTAGAGTTGATTGTCACTTGTCCTGATGACAATGAAACTCAAGTAGATGTTAAAGTAAACATAGATGAAATTGAAGTCTTGATTCCAGATGGTCATAAGTCTGAGATCAAAGTAGATGATACTATTGTAGTTAAGATGAAGTATCCATCACTTCAAGAATTCATTGATAATAACTTTGATTTTTCTGCTCCAACCACAAGTAAAGAGACAATAGATAAGTCTTTTGATATTGTTGCATCATGTGTTGATATGGTATACACCAAAGATGAATCTTGGTCTGCTGCAGATGTAACAAAGAAAGAATTGGTTCAGTGGTTAGAAACTTTTGATTCTAATCAATTTAAACAAATTGAATCTTTCTTTGAGACAATGCCTAAACTGTCACATACATTGGTAGTTAAGAATCCAAACACTGGAGTTGAGAATGAAATTGTATTGGAGGGACTCTCAAGTTTTTTCGGGTAATGCTAAGTCATGAGGACTTAGAATCTTATTATAGAATTAATTTTGCCTTGATTCAGTATCATAAATACTCGTTGACAGAGATTGAAAATATGATTCCTTGGGAGAGGGAAATTTATTTGTCCC